ACCTCAAGCTGGTGTCCAAGGGCATGAGCCAGGAGAAGGCTGCGCGTATAGCCAACAANGGCCACACGCGCGCCGGACGGAAGTCCATGGCCCGCAAGGCAGCCCGCAATCGGAAGATCAAGGGCAAGTAGGCTCTGCGCATGGCGCGAGGAAAGCCGCTGAGCGCGGCGCACAAGGCAGCCATCAGTGCCGGGCTCAAGCGGTACTGGGCAGCCAAGAAGTCGGGTGGCTCCGGTGGATCCAACGGCCGGAAGATCCAACACATCGAGACGGGGCGGACTATCTCCCGTGAGGAGGCAGCCCGCATTATGTTCGGCACAGCCGGTGCAGCCAAGAAGTTGGCGGCTGGCAAGAAACGGAGGCGGTAGTGGATCGAGCAACGGTGGCCCGTGAGCTGGCGGAGGAGCTGCGCACCAACACGCGACTCCGGCACCGACTGGGCATGGAGGAGGGCAGCGGCTCCGGCGTCATCCACGAGGAGGGCGAGGGCGACGTCACGCCGCTGTACATCGACACGGCCGATGGGCAGTCGTTCGCCATCGGCGTCACGGAGGTCACAGGCTGATGCAGCCCAACCCCGTCCGTTCTCTGCCAAGCACGGCGGTTGTGATGAACGTCCCCGCATGTACCAACATGAGTCGCGAGCACGAGATGGTCTCGCAGAGGTTGGGCGACGACACATCGGTCGGCTTCATCGAGATCTGCCGCAAGTGCGCCTGGATCGATGAGAGGTCGCTCCAGTGGTGGGTCGAGGATGCCATCAAGGCCAACATGTCCAACCGCGCCAAGCGGATTGCCGTAGCCGCTGAGTCGCAGCCGTTCCGATTCGCCCAGCAGCGCGGCGAGGCGCTGACGCTCCGCGAGATCCTGTACCAGGCGCTGGGTGCCGCCTCGATGTGCTGGGAGAGCTTGGACAAGGCCGGGACGTTCAACAGCACGCGCGCCGAGGAGATCGGCCGGGCGCTGGAGGCAGAGGTCAACACCGCGCTCGCCATGGTGCAGACGACGCCATGGTCAGAGCTGGCGTATGAGCTATACGCCTTGGCGTGCAACAGCACCGCGCTGGAACCCAAGCAGGTCGAGGAGTGGCAGGCCGCCTTTGAGCGGCTGAAGGCACGCTTCCACGAGTTGCTGGAGCAGGCGCACCCGGAGGAGCCGGACGACTCGGGTAGGATCTCCGGCGCGGAGAACAGGATGGGGTGATCAGCCGATCCAGCTCTGTTGGGGGACAGGGCACGGCTGGGCTAGGATGGGTGGGGACTCCGCATCGGGCGCGGAGTCCCCATTCTCTTGGAGGCGTCGTGGCAGCTGCACTCTACACGTTCGAGGTCCAGGGCACCACTGAGTTCACCGTGGACGTGGTGGGCGGTCCGGTTGACCTCACCGGCTACACCGGAGAGATGATGATCCGGGAGCTGCGTGACAATCCGGTCGCGCTCGTGACCGTCGATCCGAGCAACATCACCGTCAACGCGACCACGCGCCAGGTCACGGTTAGAATCCCCAGCAGCGTCACCGATCTGTTCACCTGGGACCGTGGTGTGTACGATGTCTACATCGTCGGACCCAGCGGCGATCGTTGGCGCATCGTGGAAGGCCGAGTGACCAACTCGCAAGCCGTGACAAGGAGCTAGCGCATGCCAATCGTCAACACCGACATCCTGTACCGCTACAGCGTGGCTGCTGCGGCCGGTAACACGACCGCCGGTAGCGCCAGCGGTTCGCTCGGCGATCAGGTGGCCACCAACGGGCCAACCACAGCTGTGGCCAACGATGTGTTCGATGACGTGAGTCCGGCGGAGGCGAGCGCTGGCGCGACGGACTACCGGTGCCTGTTCGGACTCAACAACCACGCGACGCTGACGCTGCTGAGCGCGCAGCTGTCGATCGCCTCGCAGACCTCCGGCGGAGCCACCATCACCATCGGACTCGATCCGGCCGGTATCACCGCCAAGGGGTCGGGCAGCGCGCAGGCTGCCACGATTGCCAACGAGTCCACGGCTCCGGCCGGTGTGACCTTTTCGGCAGGGCCGCTCGCAGTCGGTGACCTGGCTCCGGGACAGGTGTTCGGCTTCTGGCTCAAGCGCGTCACCCCGCCCGGCTCAACGGTCCAGGCCGACGGCGCGGTGCTGTCCATTGACGGTACGACTCTGCCATGAGTCGGCGCAATCTCTGCCCCAATCCTTCAGCCAAGAACAACGCGACCGGCTGGAGTGGTTCGGGGACACCTGCGCGCGCCACAGACTTCCCAACGCCTGCGGTTCCGCGCGCAACCGGCGTCCGGGCAACCACAGGCGGATTCATCCAGTGCCCTGCAGCGGCTTGCGCGCCGGGTGACGTCTTCAACCTCTCGTTCTACCAACACAACGGTTCCGCAGCGTTCCAGTTCGGCCGGACCGCGTATGTCGGCTACACCCGGTCGTCCGGTGGTGACGTGTTCCCTGAGACCTGGAACACGGGCAGCCTTGGCGACATCGGCTCAACGCTCCGGACCAATTTCACCACGGCTGCGGCTCCGGCGCTCGCCACCGGCGTGTACTTCCTGTGGGACTCGCTGGCGGTCGGGCTGGGGATCAGCTCAGCACTGCTGGAGAAGGTCGGCACCGTCGACACCTACGCGGATGGCGACACTGCCAGCTGGGTCTGGGACGGCGCAGACGGCAACTCAACCAGCAGCGAGGTCACCACGACGCCGGTCGGGCGGACCCTCAGCGCGCCGTGGAACATCCGTGGTGCCGTCGCGCAGGCGCTCTCCATGCCCTGGGCGGTGCGGGGGTCGGTAGGGCGCTCCCTGGACGCTAGGTGGGCGCAGCGTGGCTCTGTGGGTCGTACGCTCGATACACCATGGAACATTCGAGGGGTGACCGGACGCACCCTAGACCTCCCCTGGGCGCTTAGGGGCCAAATCAGCCGCACTCTGGGGGTGTCCTGGACCGTCCGGGCCAAGGTAACCTCGAACATGCAGCTGCTGTGGGTTGTGAACGGCGCTCCGCCGTCCACCACACAGCGTCCATCGATCGGCGTGGCTACGCTCACGGCCCAGCTCACCGCCTACCCGGAGTCGGAAGTCACGGCATACCTGTAGGAGGCGCGATGACCACGCCATGGGATGACCGCATCAACACGCTCGGCGTTGAGCTAGTGGGCGAGGTCGCAAGTCGTACCATGCGTGAGGCCCAGGTGGCCGAGGACTACCACAACGCCTGGGTCTCCGGTGCGGCGAGCGCGTATGCCGAGGTGCAGAAGTTCATCGCCAGCAAGCGCTCCGTCGCCGGACCGTATGACGACTTACGAGCGTTGGAAGACATGCAGCGCTGGCTGGGAGATATGATCCGGTCAGTGCACGAAACGGCTACCCGAACGGATGGATGATGCCCAACTCAGGAGGAACGGCGAACACCAAGCCTGACGCCAACTGGCTCGATGAGCAGTTGGAGGCCGGGCTGCTGTTTGCCGTGGAGCCGGAGGACCGGCCGTCTGACGTCCTGTTCGAGTTCAATTACCAGTGGGACGGTTACGCCGCTGAGCTGGACTTGGAATGGTTCGAGCAGTACCGCCGGAGCAAGGAACGGAAGTGCAACGGCACCGCCTACGTCCGCGACGAGACCGGCATGTACATTGCTGACAACGACTGGCAGCGGATCACTCGGCCCTGCCTCTCACTCCCCATGAAGGGCGGAGTGGTCTGCCATGCGCACGGTGCTAAGATCCCGCAGGTTGTGGCCGCAGCGCAGAGGCGTCTACAGGAAGCATCAGAGTTGGTGGCGCTCCGGCTGATCGGCATGACCGGTCCGCGCGACGAGGAGAACTTCAAGATCAGAGCGCAAGACCGGATCGCCGCAATGGGATCTGTGCTGGACCGCGCTGGCGTCAAGGGCGGAATCGAGGTGGAGGTCAGCGGCACCGGATTCCAGCAGGTGCTGGCAGACCTCTTCGGAACTGGGGGCGATGACGATGCCAAGGACTGACGCGCAAGTCGAGGCGGACAACGCGCTGAGCGCCGCAATCGACGCCGTGGTGAATGCCTATGAGCTTGCGGCGGACGGCGAGGTCAACGGCGAGTACGTGCTTGTGGTGGAGCAGCAGCGCATGGACGGGGATGGCGACATCACACACTCCTACTGCATCATGCTGAAGGACGGCAAGGTTTCGACCGTCCGTGCTGTTGGTCTGCTGGAGACGGCTGCCTTTGACCTCAAGATGGGTACCAGGCCCGCTGATGGCTAGCCAGGACACGCTCAAGACGCCACCGGCCCGGCCAAAGGTCCACGAGAGCTTCTGGAAGCGGACGCTGTGGACGCCGCACGAGGCCCAGCGCAACATCCTCCTTGATCCGACGCGCAACCAGGTGGTGTCGTTCGGACGGCGTGCCGGGAAGTCCAACACCGGTGGCCACAAGCTGGTCCCGGAGTACCTGCGCGCGTTTGTGGAGATCGATGAGCTGAAGCGGCGCGGCCAGCGCCGTGAGTACTGGATCATCGGTCCGACGTACTCTGACTCCGAGAAGGAGTTCCGGGTTGTCTGGAATGCGTTGGACGGCTTGGGGATCTCGATGGATCACCCCGGCTCCTACAACAACCCGGAGTCCGGTCAGATGCGGATCAGTGCGCTGGGCGGACGTTTCATCGTCCATGCTAAGTCCGCCCAGTACCCGCAGACTCTCGTTGGCGAGGGCCTGAGCGGCGCGGTGTTCTCGGAGGCGGCCAAGCTCAAGCCGTCCGTCTGGATCAAGTACATCCGGCCCACGCTCGCTGACTTTGGCGGCTGGACATACTTCGGCTCCACGCCGGAGGGCCGCAACTGGTTCTATGACCTGTGGGAGCAAGGGCAGGACCCAACTCGATCCGACTGGATGAGTTGGCGCGCGCCGTCCTGGATCAACCCGTACGTGTACCCGGACGGGGTGGACTCCGATCTGCTGGAGACGGCTAAGAAGGCGCGCCGGTATGGCATGCTGCGCAAGTGGATCGATGGCGTTGAGTTCTACGAGAACGACCGTGGGCTACCTCCGTCGCCGGTTGGGATTGACCCGGAGATCTGGAGCCTGTTCCTGGACCAGAGCACTGAGATGTTCAACCAGGAGATCGAGGCGCTGTTCAACGAGTTCGCCGGGCGGGTGTTCAAGGACTTTGACGAGGAGATCCACGTCAACGATGTGGGCTTCAACCCGACCTGGAAGACCTATGCCTGCGCGGACTACGGATTCACCAACCCATTCGTCTGGCTGCTGGTCCAGGTCGATCCGTTCAACGAGCGCATCCACATCGTTGATGAGTACTACGAGACAGGCAAGACTACTGGCGAGGCCGCAACCGAGATCTACGCTCGCGGGCTGCGCCCGGCCACGCTCCGGGAGTTCTTCCCAGACCCCGCAGAGCCGGACCGGACGCGCGAGATCAGCGAGAAGCTACAGCTGAAGGCTGGGCGCGGCACTGGCGGACCGATCAAGGATCGGCTGGAGTGGATCCGCCGATTCCTCAAGCCGGTACCCTCTACTGGTGAGCCAGGTCTCACCGTCAACCGCAAGTGCAAGAACTTCATCCGGGAGCATGGGCAGTACAAGTACCCGGAGACTCCGGCCAAGGCAGCCGAGAAGGGCCGCAACGCGCCGGAGTTGCCCGAGAAGAAGGATGACCACACGCCAGAAGCGTTGGGCCGCTTGATGGTCGGACTCTTCGGCAAGCCATACCGGACAGCCGGGACAAGGCAGTCCCACGTCGAGATCAGGAAGTGAGTGGCATGGCGACTGCTAGCCCGTACGACACCGCGACTCCGCTGAAGGCAACGGTCCCGGGGTATGTCACCGATGAGGACGACATCCTGCGCGTCCGGGCATACGTCACCTACACCAACATCTGGGACAACCTCCCGGACGCCTTTGCCGAACTCCTCCGCGCGAGCGACGACCCACTGGCGCGCCGGTACGTCCCGGTGGTGCGTGACATCATCGAGGCCACCAACCGCTACCTCGGTCAGGACATGGAGACGGTGTGGACGCCCATCCCGGGCAACACCGTCGATCAGAACTCGATGGACGAGTGGACCGCGCGCTTCAACTCGTTCTGGGCGCGCGAGGAGGTGGGCATCAAGTTCCTCTCCTCCAAGCGCTGGATGCTGATCAAGGGCGACACCGTCCTCCACATCACCGGCGA